CATCAGAAGTAGTGCCACAATTCTATTATGATGTATTAATAGAATTTACCGAACCAAAAACAAAAGATAAAGATTTAAAGAAAAAGTTAGTTGGAAATAGTCTGGAAGACTACTATGTAAGATTTTATTCTAATGATCCATCTTTTGTATTTACATTTTGCCATGCATTTATAAAGAATGATATGTTTTTTAAAGAGTTTTCTAATAAAATGGCTACAAAAGCTATTAAGAATAGAGCTGTACAAAAGAATCCTAAAGATGTTGTAGGATATGTAAAATCTTTATACTTTGCTTATATATTAATGAGTAGAAAAGGTTTATTTAATAAACTGAAATATGTAGAGAAATTTAATAAACATGCTTTAGATGTAAGAGTAATGGATGCAGATAAAAAGATATTACTCAGACAAGAAGAAGCAGAGAAATTAAGAAAACAAGAAAAAACTAAAAAAGAAATAAATAAAGTAAATAGAAGAGATTATTTAGAAAAAGAGATTCCAACTAAAGGCAATTTAGGTAAAGCTGGTACTATAGGAGTTACTAAAAAAGTAGCAACTACTAGAACTACTAAGACTATAAATGCTATTAAAAAATCCAATATAAAAATAGTAAAAAAGAAAAGATAAATGATTTATGGCTCTGTAATATGAGCCATAAATTACTATTTTCTAAGCTATAACTTTTTATTAATACATAAAAAGAGGTGAGAAACTATGGCTTATGAATATGAAAAGAATGATTGGGAGGGATATCTTGAATCAAAACCTCTTACTCAGCAACCTAATGCAATAATTACAAAAATTAAATTAGATAGAATGGAAAATGGTATAGAAAGAGCAAATATGACATTTGAAGCTGGTAATATTACTATGTCAAATGATGAAAATCCTTCTGTATCATTTACTACTGATGAGATTAATCATACTAGAAAACTTAATATAGCTTTTCCTAAACAGAAAGCTTCTTCTGGAGGAGCTAGTATTAATGATAGTGAAGAATCAGATAAGAGTACATATAGTTCTATTAAAATTGCTAGTCTTATAAGTGATCTTAATGAAAAGATTGAAGATTTAAGTTATAAGAAGATTAATATTGATAGTTTTTCTTGTTCCCCATCTACAGCAGAGAATGGTCAAACTATCAATACTATTAATCTTTCTTGGAAAACTAATACAGAGCCTGTATCTTTAATGCTGAATGGTTCTGCTTTACCTGCAACTCAAACATCAGCAAAGATTACAGATATTATTACAAAGAACACCACTTATACTCTTATAGCTACCGATAAGAAAAATAATTCACATTCAAGAACTGCTAGTATTACTTTCCTTAATGGAGTATACTATGGAACTTATACAAAAGAATCAGACTTTACCAATCTTGCAGCTGTGATGAAAACTAAGTTTACTAAGAATCTTAGATCAAATAAGAATATGTCATTTACTGTAAATGCTGGATCAAACCAGTATATTTATTTTGCTTGTCCTTCTTCATTTGGAACTCCTACCTTCTATGTAGGTGGATTTGAAGGTGGATTTGATAAAATTGGTTCTTTTTCATTTAAGAACTCTTATGATTATACAACCCAATATGATATCTATATTTCCACTAATGATAATTTGGGTTCGACTACAGTACAATGCTCATAAGGAGGATAACAAATGCCTATCTTTATTATTGATAAACTGAAACCTAAAAATGGTGGAACGTTTAAATTGATGGATACATTAGATATCAATCATAAAGGATATGAACTTGAAGATTTTCTTGATTCATTAGAAAATAAATTAAATGATCTAGTAGAAACTTTACCAGATAAAGTTAAAACTATTGAGATTCAGAATTTTGATGGCGTATTGAAATGGAGATACACTAGTGATTCTGAATGGACAGAGTTAATAGATTTAACTGGAGCTACTACAAAAAAAGAAGTATATGTAGGAGATCAAGAACCTACAGATGAAAATGTACAAATATGGGTAGACACATCTCAAAAAGATCCTAGCGAAGATAGTAATGTAATCAATATCCCAACCAAGATGAGTGATCTTGAAAATGATAAAGATTATGTTTCTATACAGGATTTAAAAGATAATCTTTCTTTAGGATTATCTGATGATGGAGATAATATAGTACTGAAATATAAAGATGAAACTTTATTGACTATATCTATTACAGAAACTAAAACATCAACAGGAGGATGATAAATGAACGAAAATAAACATAATGTAATTCGGTTTCACTGGATAAGAGATATGATTACTTCTGGAATTGTATTTTGTTTATGTGATGTATTAATTCATCATAATCCATTTACATTTCATATGTTTTGGGATGGTGTGAAATTTATATTTATTTTTGAATGTATTATAAATACTATTTATAATGGAATGGTAGATTTATCAAAAGAAGGAGGTAATATATAAATGGCTTATAAATATAAACCTCAAAGTTGGGCTAATTATAATGGCTCGTTAGAAGCTTCTGATCAACCTGAAGCTATTATAACTAAACAAAGATTGGACTATATGGAAAAAGGTATTAGAAATAACTCTATGGAATTATATGCTTCATGCGATAGTGATGAAATTCCTGGAGCTACATTTGAAGATGATACCATAAATAAAAGAAGAGTTCTTAAAATACATTTTCCATTATTAAAAATCATAGCAGCTACAAAAGATGTCTTTGGTGGTATTAAAGCTAAAGAAAGAAATGGAGAAGATATGGAAACTGCTATAGGATCAGATGGTAGGTTATATACTGGTATTTTAAGATCTCCAGATGGATCTAAATTTAAATTAGTTGTAGATAATAATGGTAATTTATCTACAGAAAAGATTATATAAAACTATGATAGATATGGATTAAATTCCATATCTATCTTTTTGTGAATTCGTTAATTAAAAATAGTATATTATAAATATGAATATAAAATAATTTTCATACTATAGGAGGAAATAATATGTATAAGTTATCAAAGGGACAAATAAATGATATTAACAAAATTAAAAAAGAAGTTTTATTGATTAATAACGCAATAAATGGTTTAGCAAGTCCAGAATATCAATTCGCTGTTAAAGATTATGAATTTTTTTGTAACTCTACTGTTTATAATGACGATTCGCCTACTAGTTGCATGATATCTGTAAGGGTTTCATCTAATTTAGAAGAAATGCTTAAAACTATTTTTGAAAGTATATCAGGATATAAAATAAAAGATTCTTTTAAATTAGATAAACGATTTATAACAAATATTGAGCAAACATTGTTAGGTATTTTAACCAAAGAAGAATATGATTATATTCAATATAGATTTGGAATTGATTTCGAATTTAAATTAACTTATGATGAACTTTTGAAAGGATTTAAAATTAAATATGGATGCTCGGAAAAAGAACTTGATAAAATTAGACGATCTGCATTTAAAAAGATCCAAACAAACAAATGGATTAAACGATATATAAAAATATCAAATAGAGATTGTTCTGAAGATCTTGATTATAAATTGGCTAGATCTATCAATTCTATGGATATTTCAGAAAGAACATATAAAGTTTTATTTAATGCGGGTATAAAATACGTTTATGATGTTTCCAAGATGAGTCTTGATGATATTGCTAGTTTAAAAGGAGCCGGAAAAATAACAATAAGTGAGATTGCACGCTGTATGTACATGGATTATCATATTCAATTAAAAGAAGGCAAAAAAGTCAAATATCAAAGCATAGGTATAGATATTAACTATGGAGAAAATAAAGAGGTATAAATTACCTCTTTATTTTTTCTTTTTTATCCATTATTTTACAATATATTAAAATATTAATAGATTAGAGGTATTTATATGGTTAAGAAGTATGTGAAAAATGTTACTGTAGAATTAGATGTAGATAATAATAGATTGCCTCCAACTTATAATGAAGACACAATAACTAATTGGGAGAATTTTGGAAATGCTATTATAGTACAAGCTGTAAATGATTACAGAAGAGGATTAATAAAAGTAAAAGAGTATGCTATAAATCATGCAAAACGAGAACTTCCAAAAGGAATAGATGAATCTGATAATAAATTTAAAGAAACTTATAGAAAACATGAATTAGAATATGCAAGAGAAAGTTCATGTAAAAATCATGATATTATCTTAATAGAAAAATTCTTTAATTCAGATTTTTTTAGAAGTATTACTGATTTTAAGGTAGATCCTTTATACATATTAAATGGTGTAAGAGAAGAAATGAATATTCCTTCTATACCACAATAAAAGATTGAGTGTAAGATATTTCTATCTTACACTCATATTTATTTTTTATTCTACTTTATTGGAAATATCAACTTCACCAGTTTTTCTAGTTTCCTGTAATTCTACTGTGCCTGTTTCTTTATCAATTTTTACCCAAGCAGAATAATGAATTTCTTTTTCATTATCTCTATCATACATAATTACATCCATAGATTTAGGAGATTTATATGTTTTGATAGTTCTCTGAGAATATGAGAAGAGTACAGTCATTACAACCATATAGATAATCATAGCAAAGATGCATCTAATAATATTTTTATTTATCTTATATTGTTTATCATTACGTTTCTGCATCTTATCCTCCATAATATCTACTTTAGCTTCTAACAAGAATACATTATCTTTTGTCTTAGAGATTTGACCTAAAGCATAATCATTTTTTCTTTGTAAATCATGTCTAAGTTCTTTAATATCATTCATTCTACATTCATTATATCTATGAACTTTCTTCTCGATACGAATTGTAGAATCTTTAGCAGAAGAAGCTATTCTTGTTAATGCTTTTAGACGTTGTTCATGTTGTTTATTCACACCTGCTTGTTTCTCTGTTTCTTCTGATAATCTGTCTCTTATAGCTGTTCCCATATTAGACATATTTACCATAACCTTTGATGTCTTTTGATTATCAAAATCATCACATTTTTGTCCATCAATCATAATAATATATCCTCCTTAAATTTTCATTATATTTGTATAGTTCACATTATCATTCAATGTAATAATATTTACAGATTCTGTTGGGAAGTTAGCTAAGTTATCATTGATAATTGTATTATAATCAATGAAACTTAATACCCATGCTGGAGTCTGTACATCTGTTGGGATTGCTAAAGATGTAATTTCTTTTTTCTTATCACCACCAAATAATTTATGCTCTCTATCATCAAATAAATATATGAATCTATCATATACTTCTGGATATTTATCTTTAATACGATCAATATTCTTATCTGTAATTAATACTTTAATGATATTAACCGTATTTCTTGCATCCAAGTCAATAGCTGCTAATTCTTCACCTCTAACTGCATTCCAAATAACAGCTGCTTTTATACCTTGAATTCTCATTGGATCTGCATAACTACTTAATGCTTTAATAGTTGCAGGTTTATAATACTCTGGACTACCTGAATGTAATGATTCATAAATCTGTTTTTCCAGAATAGCTAATTTTTTAATGATATTAATCTGATCAATTTCATCAGTCATAAGAATATCATTCTCAAGAATTCCTTGAAGTTCTTTCTTAACTTTTGGATTTAATCCTGATTTATTGATAGGTAAACCTTTAATATCCATTTTACCATCTCCACCACGGATCATATTACCTTCCTGAACTTCCTGAATAGTTGCATAGTTTTTCTTATTCATTGTAAGAAGTGTTGTACCAAATGTAAACTCATTCTTCATAATAATTAAACACTTCTTACCATCAGCATATGAATGATTACTCTTTGTATATGCAAGCATATATTCATTAATAAGCTGACTACATAAGTATGCAATAATATTAAGAATAGAAAATTTAAGTTTCTTATTTGTAACAAACTCCATTAATTTTCTTTTCTTTGGAACCTGAATAATACTATCTGTAGCAAAATCAAAATCTAATTCCATTTCTTTCATTTCTGGTTCCCATTTCATATTCATTGCAGATTCAACACATTTATTCATTTCTTCATCACTAATCTTAAGATGAACCCCTTCAACTTTAGATAATACGAAATGATACCATGCATCAAAAGATACAATTGCACTATCTGTATCTGAGATAATTGCTACATTCTTTATCATATTTTTATTACGTTCAATACGATCAATAATCTGATAATTATAAAATACATATTCCTGTACAAGACTAAGTAAAGTCTCTAATTCTACTCTAATTTCATCTGGAACTTCATTCGGATTCAAGAATGGATGTTCCATTTTCTCCAGTATATATACTAATGCTTTTGTCATAGATTTATTCTCAAAGAATTCATATAAGTTATTCTTATAATAAACTCTATTGATATCTGTCTGATCCATATGACACACACTATTCCAAATGATTTCCATATCTTTTTCATCTGGAATCCATTTAACTGCACCATGTCTAAAATCACCTGTAGTTAAGATAAGTTTAGCAAAACATTCTTCTGGTGTAATATTTCTATCAAGAATATCACAATCTCTATATTGTCTACGTCTGCTATCTGTTGCATATCTTTCACTTCTGACATTCTTGATGAACAATAATACCTCATCCAATGACGCAAATTTAACATTATTTGACAGAAACATCTCAAAGAACATTGTTGCTGATGAGATTAATGATCTACCCTGAGCTGTAATAGAACCTGCTACATAAATATTATAAAGAGCACTTGAAGCTGCACTAAGAATGCCATATATAGCATTACAGTCAATCTTGTCAAGTAACTGTAATAGATTATATTTCTCAAAGTCTTCTGAACCTTTTGGATACTTAAACATTTCTGCTTTATGTATCGCACGGTTATCCATAAACATTGCAATCATTTTGATTAATGGATTTTCTGTTTCTGCATGTTTCTTGAATAATGCTCCATAGGCAGTCATGATAGGTTCTCTTTCAAGAATCCAGTTAGTTAAATCTTTTAAGTTTGTTTCTCTTTTTTCTTTTGTATAGTTATTGTTTAAAGTTGCTGGTACTGCTTTATACCTTTTCTTAATAGAATCATCCAATGCATTCATAATTACATCAGATGATAATGTTGGATAAGCTAATTTTAAGAATTGAAACATATCATCCTTATATAAATTTATGATATCTTTTTCCTGTGACATGCTTATACCTCCCTAATATGATTACTTTATTTAAAAGTTTTACCTATTTTTAATTTTAATAATGTCTTATTTAGCTTTAATAAAATAAACATATAGATAAATGAATAATAAATTCAATTACAACTAATATAAGGAGGATAACTATAATGGCTATTTTTGATACTGGTGTAGTAGTAACCACTCTTGAAAATACATTTAAAAATCCACAAGAGTTCGAGCAGATTATGATTGCTGATGAGGTTGCAAACATGTCTCAGGAGGAACTGCAGGAGTTTTGTGCTCCGGGTGGTCTTGGTGAACATCTTGTAACTGAAGGTAAACTTAGAAATAGAACTCTGGTTCGTCTTTCTAAAAAAGATGACCTTAGCCGTCGTAAGAAAATGGCAGCTTATGAACTCGCTAAAGAGCATAATGATCCTGCATGGAAAAAATTCGTATTCCATCGCCAGAAATCTCTTGAATTCGAGAACAAAATGGCAGCTAAGTACGGTGCTAAAGCTGAACGTGTTGCTATGATTTCTCAGAAATCTTATCTCAGAGGAGATAAAGATGAAGGAATCAAGAAAGGTCTTGAGAACAAATTTGGTGCTCAGGATAGATAATATAAAAATTAAAATGTAAAAAATTACAAAATAATTTTTATATAACAATATATTAGAAATCTTCGGTTCGATTTCGAGAAAGTACATAGAACTATGATGGTTACTCTTATAGAACGTGTATTTTCAGATGCTAGTGACGGTTCAGAACGTCACTAGCATTTTGCTGCTGAATTATATATTATTATAGTGATAAGTTAAAATATACTCGTAGGATAACTTATCAGTAATAATATAAGGAGGGTGTCAAATGAATATCATTGAAGAAAGCAATGAACAGGAATTATTTGAAAACATTGCTAATTATGGAGTTTATTCAGAATTAGTAAGAAATCGAATAATGACCATTTATACCAAAGACATCAATAAGGATAATTTTAAAGATCATTTCAATTGGTTATTGAATATCTTTAGAGATGGAATTGAACTGGAATATGTGCATCAGATGAAAGTCAATGTAGTATTCGAAGATAATGAAGAAGTAGTATTATCTATCTTTGAATATTTCATGAATATCATGTTCTGGTCTGCTCCATTATCAGCAGGAGATAAACTTACAACAAGATTTTTCTTTTGGACAGAAAATTTCACCGCATCATCAATTAAAGAATATATTGATGATAATTTTCTGGATATCCATAGATCGAATATGGATAATAGAACTCTAAATGTAACTATTGATGATACATTAGAGTTATTCAAAGCAAATAATGAATTTGCTATCTATTATATGAATACAATTAACAACGAGGACACTATAAAACTTATGAATTCAGATCCAGAGTTTTATAGAGCAACTCATACAGATTTTTCTGTATTTCCATTGGATAATGTAAAAGCCAAGGGAGAAGAAATGAATAGAATTGCTATTGAGCATATTATGAATTCTGATCATTGTCTTGGTGATGCATTTAGAGCAGAAGAGTCTATTAACAAGAAACAGTTTAGAGAATATATGATCAATAAAGGAACCGTCGTGAATGGAGATGGTTCTATCTTTCCGACTATTATTAATGCATCTTTTGCTAATAAAGGTCTGGATAATATTACATCGTATTTCCTTGAATCTCAACAGGGTCGATTAGCTCAGATTACTAATAAAGAATATGTTGGTACATCTGGAGCTTTGGCAAGAAAGTTATCTCTTAATAATAGAGATACATTCTTAAATCAAGATCCAGATTATAGTTGTCATACAAAGAACTTAGTTAAAGTATATATTGCGAATGAAAAAGTTCTGAATATGTATAAGGGAAGATATTATAGATTCAAAAAGAATGGAGTTGAATATAGATTATCTTCCAATCCAGTAAGAGATAATAAAGATCTTGTTGGACAGACTATACTTGTACGATCCCCAATGACATGTGAGTCAAATGTGTTTGGATATGGTATTTGTCATAAGTGTTATGGAGATCTCTATTATACCAATATTGATATCAATATTGGTCAGATGGCTGCAGAATTATTATCTTCAAGATTAACTCAGATGTTGTTATCTGCAAAACATTTGTTAGAGTCTCGTGTAATTAAACCAGTATTTCCAGATATCTTTTATCAGTATTTTGCTATTGATAATAATATTATTAGGTTTAAAGATTCACTGGATAATCCGGATAAATGTTTTATTATGTTTGAAACAGAGTCTATATATACCGATGAAGATAGTTCTGAGTTTAAGAATTATTGCACAGGATATAATATTATTCTTCCTGATGGATCAGTACATTATATCTCATTAGAGAGTGGAGATGATTTATTCTTATTAGAGAAATTATCTAATCGCATCAATGAGAAACATCAGAAAGAAGATGGATATTATATCAGTTTCAATGAGGTTATTGATGATGATTTATTCTTATTCAATATGGGAAATAATGACTTATCACAGTCTCTTGAAATGGTTAAGACAGTTATTGATAAAGAAGATTCCATTAAGAATATTACATTAGATCAGTTTATTGAGAAATTAGTTAATGTAATTATCGAGAGTGGTATTCGAATTGATGCTGTACATCTTGAGGTTATTTTAAGTAACCAGATCAGAAAGTTTATCGAAGAGAAAGAGGATATTCTTGAAAGACCTGATTGGGGTATTCCGAATGTTAAGTATTCTTTGGTTACATTAAATAAAGCACTTAATGCTAATCCAAGTATTACTACTACATTAGAGTATCAGAATTTCAAGAAAAATATTATTGATCCTCTTACTTATAAGAAGACAAAACCATCTGGAAATGATCTTATCTTCATGGAGAAACCACAGGAGTTCACTAAGATGAGACCTGTAAAGAGTAAGATTAAATCTGACATTGATGAAGAAAGACCATATAATCCAATGATTGTTGTAGATACTAAAAAGAAAAGAAATAAATAAGTGACCATACATAACTAGAGAAATTATCTCTAGTTATGTATCTTTTAAGAAAGGAGTAATTATATGAAAGGTAAAATTATTAACACAAAAGAAGCTGTGAAAGAAATGATGAATGGAAATATTGTAAGGATGTCAGAAGATAAAGATACATTCTTTGCTTATCACAAAATAAAAAACATGATTTACATGATACATTATGATCAAATAACAAATCGTATGAATATATCTCCCATTGCTTCACCATCAGACATTTTTGATGAAATTAATACATTCTTACAAGGATATGGAGAAAATCAATTAGTTATTACAACATTCTTTGAAATGTTTAATGAATTTCATATCCCATCATTTAATTTTACTAGTAATTTAGATGATGCTGATAAAAAGTTTAAAGATGTGATTCATACAGATAATACGTCTGTATATAAATCTAATTTATCAAATTTCACATATCCAATTAATAAGGAGGATAAATAATATGAATAAAGAATCAATTTTAAAAGGACTTATTGAAAGTGGAAATCCTATTAGATTAATAGGTGAAAACAGTGATAATTTTCTTGTAAAGAATTTTACAGATAATCAAATCTGTAAATTATGGTATGCATCTGCTTTAAAAAATATTGCTATATATCCATTGCTTGAAACAGGATCTTCCGAATTACAAGAAAAATTTGTAAAATATTTTATTGATAATGCGGAAGAAGTATCTTCTTGTACATTTAAAGAATATTTTGATTCGTTACCATTGCAAAAACAAAAGCCATATGACTATATGATGACTAATTATATTTTTAATACACTTAATGCTTGTATGGATTTTTCAGAATTTAACAGCCCTTATTGGCAATCAACACTACAGGACTGTATTAAAGATTTATTAGATGGGAAAATTGCTATATTAAATCTATCATTCACATTTGCATTTTTAATCTATCATTCAAAAGAAGAACAGATTTATTTTGTTCATTTTGATAATGCTCGAAATTTTTTAATATGTGATGTATTATTTAATAAGAGAGATATCAATGATAACAATTTTTCTTGGATATTAGGAAGCTCGAAATTTTTAAATAAAAATAAAAAGATTGTTACAATATATCCATCTTTTGAACGCTATTTTGGAGGGTCCACAAAATTTAAATCATTATATAATAAAATAGCAAATACACCAGATAAAATCAATCAAAATGAATTAATTGACCATTCTGTAAATAGTAAAGAAAAATGGAAAGAATTCAAAAATACTGGATTGCTTTGGTTTATCAATACAATATTACATTTATTCGGGTATGCTATCAAATATAAAGTAGATAAAGAAACTGGAGAATTATTAGATGTATTCCCAGACAGATGTAATTATAGAGGATTTTCTCAAGAATCTAATGCAAAAGGATATATAAATGTATCTAAGTATATGAAAGAACATGCAGAAGAATTATTAAAAGAAGCTAAAGAGGATTAAATGTAAAATTAAAATCCCAAAGTAATATATTATTATAGTGAATATAGATATAGCTTAATGATTAATTTCATTAAGCTATATCTATATCAGATTTATACTAGACCTAATTTATTTTTGGTTAACAAAGGAGAAATCATATGAGTATAAAAAGTATGGAAGATGCAGTAAAAGAAATTGCAGAAGCATTTGATAATGATGAAACTTTTATATTTGATTCTATTCCACAAAAAGAAGCTTGTGAAGAAGAATTTAAAAGTTTTATGAAATCTGCAAATACAAAAACAATCAGTCCATCACAATTTAAGCATTTTGTGATAACTGTTGCTGATAATAAATTACAATAATATAATTATACAAAGGAGAAAAAGAGCATGAGTAAGAAAGTAGCAAAGAGAGTAGAAAAAATGTATTTAGGAACTATTGCAACAATTTTTATTATTATGGTACTTATTATGGTTTTCATTAATAAGATGAGCTGGGAAATTAGTGTACCATTAATGATAATCTTATCATTTGCTTTTATTCACACGATTATGGAATGGATCAAATTATTCTGCAATGATGAAGCAGAATAATTCAATATAAAATACTGGTTAGTTAATATAACTAACCAGTATTTTATTTTTTGTTTCTAAACACCTCTAATCAGGAACATCTATATAATTGTATAGATCGTATGAAAAGGAGGTTAACCATATGATAGTTAATCAACAGCGATTGACAGCATATTATCATATGTCTACAACTAATCAATCGTTCTTAGATATGCATTACTATTTAAAACAAACTGGACGAGAGAATAATAAATTCTTCTTGGTTATTTATGATCCAGATCTTATAGGAGTTGATCCTAGAGATCCTAATCTGAATACTATAATGAAAAAAAAGATACTTAGAGAATGTATTATTAATTTTTGGTATTTTATTAGAGAAGTAGTTAGAATCCCTGATCAGGGTGGTGCTGTAGGTGGAGGTGCAAGATATAAACTTCATAGAGGTAATCTTGCTCTTAACTTTGGTTTCTTATTAAATTGGAATATGTTTGTAGAATTTCCTCGACAGCATGGAAAAACTATTAGTGCAGTAGTATGGTATTTATGGGTATTTAACTTTGGTACTACTAACTCTGAAATGATGTTTATGAATAAGAAACATGATGATAGTAAATTGAACTTGCGACGATTAAAAGATATTCGAGACACATTGCCATCATATCTACAAATGAAAGAAATGGTAGGTCCGGATGGTAAGATTAAGAAAGCTTCTAATAACGTAGAGTCTACTACTAATATTATCAATAATAATAAAGTAACTACAAAAGCAGGTGCAAGAAATGCAGCATTGGCTAATGGTCTCGGTCGTGGTTGCACTATGCCTATACATTGGTACGATGAGTATGCATTCATTTTATACAACGATGTAATATATTCAGCAGCTACACCTGCATTTAAAACAGCTTCTATGAATGCGAAAAAGAATAATGCTCCTTATGGTATTCTTATTACAACTACACCTGGAGATATGACTACAAATGAAGGTATAGAGGCTTATAATACTAAAGAAGCAGCTACTCCATTCAATGAAGCATTTTATGATTATACTTTAGAAAAACTTGAAGAAGTAAAAAGTAGTAATACATCTTCTTCATTCTTCTATATTAGATATACATATCAACAATTAGGATCTAGTGAGCAGTACTTTAAAGAAATGGTTATTGACCTTAAGAAAAACTGGGTTGCTATCCGTCGTGAGGTATTACTTGAGTGGTCTAAATCTTCTTCTAACTCTCCATTTAAACAGCAAGATCTGGATGAAGTAGAGAGATTAATAATGAAAGAACCTATTCAGCAAGTATCATTATGTAATGGATTATACTTCCTGAATATTTATAAACCTATGGATGCTAGTATGGCATTTAGATATCCACCTATTATGGGTGTCGATGTTTCTGGAGGTTATCAGAAAGACTCCAGTACAATTACTATTATAGATTCCAGAACTACTGAAGTAGTTGCAGACTTTAACTGTAACTATATTTCAACCAATGATTTAGCTAAAGTTATATATGAGCTAGTAGTCAAATATATGCCAAACTGTATTGTAAATGTAGAGCGAAATGGTGGATTTGGTGCTAGCGTATTATCTGTATTAGCTAAATCTAAGATTAAAAAGAACTTATACTTTGAAATTAAAGATAAAGTAATTGAAGAAAGATTCAATGGAACAAAACCTGTAAGAAAGACTGTTCAGAAGAAGTGTTTCGGTTTTGATGAAACTAGAGATTCCCGACAGTTACTTATGGAAATTCTTAAAGAACGTATGGAGAAACATAAAGCTAAGTTCATATCTCCAATTATCTTTGATGAGTTAACTACTCTTGAAGTTAAGAGAAATGGTAGAATTGAACATGCTGATAATGCTCATGATGACCAGATATTCTCATACTTAATGGCATTGTATGTATGGTATGAAGGAAAAGATCTTATGCAGAACTTTGGTCTGGATAAAGGTACTTTATATACAGATGATGCAGATGAAGAATATCTTGGACTGGATGAAACTTATAGAGATATTGTAAATGAAATCGAAATGGAAGATAATGAAGAATTACAAGATCAGTTAAACTTCTTATCTTCTGATAAATCTATTTCATTTAAAGATTGGCAAGATCAAGAGTTCTTAAAAGATCAAGAAGTATTAAACAATCTTTTAAGAAATAAAGTTGCTCGTAGAGCATATGCAAGACAGAATCATGTTGAAGAAGAATCTTTAAATAATGAGCATTATTTTACAACATTACCTAATATTGTATTCTATATGACAGATTTGGATGAAAATCAAG